TAGTTCTTAAAGCTACTACATTCTTAGCTGCACAAGGACAGACTGGAGAAAGATTCAAGATTATTATGCACCCTAATGTATTCTTAGATTATGCTAAATCATCTTCTACTAATACTTGGTTGAATAAATTAATCTACGAAGACTTCAAAGGAATCAAAGATGGATTCGTAACTGCTGGAGTTAACTACGACATCTACATTTCATCTAACGTTAAACCATTTACTGTAACAGATGCAGGTGGAGACTTCCAAGTTTACCCTTCATACGCTTTCAGAGATGGTGCATACGGAGTTGGAACTCTTCAAAATCTTCAGACTTTCTACAAACCATTTGGTGCTGCTGGAACTGAAGACCCATTAAATCAAAGAGCAACAGTAGGATGGAAATGTATGTACTGAGCAGCTGTTCTAAACGACTTGTTCATCGTAAGAATGGAATCAAGAGCAGGAACAGATTATGCTTGGCAAGAAGCATTAAGCTAGTTAGTTTGCTTATATATCATGGGCTGGGCAACCAGCCTATGAGAATAATCAGACTGATATTTATCTCTTAAAAAGCAGTAGATGGCAACTATCCAAAATATGTATAGTAATTGGTGTTTAGAAGAATTAAGGTGAGATACACAAGTAAATCAGCAAGTATGGTTAGCTTGGTTTAAGAAGGGGTTATTAATATTCCAGAAAATGATATTGGAGTATGTATCTGGACAGCAGAATACATCTTCTGTTATTCAAGATATAGTCAAAGACCAAGCCACATATTCATTACCATTAGGAGAGAGTTGAAAACCAGATTTCTATAGTATTATTCAACTAAGAGTAGCCTATGCTACAGATAAAAACTGAAACCCTATCTATAGAGTATGTAAACCAATAAATCTGAGTGACTATAACATTAGACCTACTAACAATACTTATGATGATAACTGAAAGTTAGTGGCTCAATGAGGAAGACAAAAAGGTAGTCCATTCGTATGGTGAAGAATATCTAGGAGATTCCCTAGATATACTTTTGTAGATAAAGACACAATCAAGATATATCCTACACCTACAGAGAATATAGAGAACGGTATATTCCTAAACTATAACTATATAGAGGATGTAGATTCTATTTCTATGAATACAAATATATCTAACTTGAATTTACCACGATACTTTTTTGATGCAATAGAGGACTATATTACATTCAGACTTTATCAAGCTGAGAATCCAGAACAAGCACAATGGTATTACCAACAATTCGATAACACATTACATGATAACATATACTGACTTAATAAAGATAAAAGACCAGTAGAGGAATGATTCGCTAACACAACATATTTTAGTCACTATTAATAAACTAGATGGCAGTAGGAGAAAAAAGAAGCACATGAGTAATTAGTCAAGTAAGTTGGACTGACTGAACAGCACAAGATGTTTACTACTGACAGGAACATAGTTTTCAATACAGTGCTAATATAAACTGTGATGATGAGATGCACGGTATTAAGCTATCTAATAAAGCAATACATACTAACAATTATGCTAAATGCCAATTAGTATCAGACTGAGAACATTGAGTATTTGCATTGCCTTTAGATTGATGAGATGTTAATCTAATGAGCTGCAATGGTAGTACGTTTACTAACCATGCAGTAGCAGGTAATGCAGTAGCAAGTCAAAAGAAATTAGAGCCATGAGTTATCTTTCAAGATAGATTCTGGTGGTGATGAGGTACTACACAAAGTGCTGCATTATTTAACTGTAGCGTAGTAGGTGGGGACTGAAGAAGTATTTTACCATACGACCATGCAGATGCCACAGATGAATCTATATCATGACCTGATAATTGAGTATATATGTGATGAAATATAACAGCTATACTTAATTATAATAATACAAGATTAGTGGTTGCCACAAGCGACCCAGAACCAGCTATTTGGGTATATTATCCAGAGCTAGACCCAGAGAGAAATTGAACACTAGAACCATGACATATAGTATACTGACATTATTGATGGAAGAAAGTGCTTAATTATGAAGCATGAGTTACTATTGTGGCTCTGACTTGTACTTTCGAATATTTGAAAGTATGGGCAGTAGATGAATGATGGAGTACAAAAATATATTACTATCAAGGTAATAATAACCTAAGAGATACAT